GCGCTGAATGCCCTTAGTCATTACCTCAAAGCTTGAACCTGTCTGAGTGGCTGCAAGCTCTAATCCGCGTAATGTATTAGGGTCTATTTCTAATGAGTCTGAAAGCTTGCCTAGTTTATCAAGATCAGCCATAGCCGCGCCAAACTTTCTAACTGCACCCCTAGCCGCTAAGAATCCCGCAGCAAAACCAACAGCTTTCTTTACAAAGCCGCCCATTTTATTACCGGCCTTATCAACCTTCTTCTCAAACTTGTCTGTAAAAGCCTGAAAGACTACTGATACCGATTTAATTTTGTCTGCCATAATTTAAACCTTCTTTTGATGCTTCCGATAAGTGCCAAATAAAGCCTGACATTCTTTTGCTAATTGCTCTGGGTCTTTCTCTTCTTCTTCTGGCTTATCACTAAATAATAAAAAATCATTTAAAGGGATCTCACTCTTAGTGTGAGGGGCAAGCAACTGTTTCACACTAAGAGCGGCCCTATAGTCTTCGGCCTTGCTGAAAAATAAAGTCTCTCCGTAATATTCGCGCCAAAGTAGAAACTCAAAGGTTGTCATTCCTGCCTTGCCGGTTATTAGCTCTTGGATACTCTTGCCTAGTTCCTTAGCTAATGTAAATAGAAACTCTATTTCACTTCCTACTATTCTTTTTTTTTAGTAAAGAATCCCCATATGGTATTCACTAACGCGGCAACTTCCTCCGCCTGGAACTCTTTAACTATTTTAATATGACGATCATCATTTACATCGAATAAGCCAACACCACCAGAATCACAAAGGCAAGCACATAATGCCCTAACCGCTCGATCTTCTTTTGAAATAGACTCATCTGACATATTGCTGATAATATCAAAGTTTAGCGGGCCGGTGATCCTTAGATAAAAGACCTTCTCACCTACTTCAACTTTTGTGACGTTATCCATCAACATCTTTTCATAATCACTAATATTATTAAATTGCATGGCTTGCTTGCCCCGTTTTAGTTTATACTGCTTCGCTAACTGTTGTAATATCTCCGGCAATCTTAAAGGTGACTACACTCTTAAATAAATCACCTTTCGCGCCACTCTTACTAACACTGTTTATATATCCACTAAACGCATCACTTGGCGCTGTTGAATCTGTGCTTGTAGCTTTAGGATATGTGAAGGTTATTGTGTCAGTTGTACCAACGGCAGCCATTAGTGCGGCCTGATCCATCATATTCCAGTTAAGGTTGACCGTATAAGTTCCGCCTTCTTTCAAAGTACTAGCCTTATATTCTTCGTATCCGGTGGTGCTTTGGTCTGAGCAATTAATATCCGATACGCTCACCCCGTCCATGCTAATATCAAGCAAGTTTAATGTGATTGATAGGGCCGCAAAAGCAACCGTAATTCCTTGTCCTTCGACTGTTCCTGTGCCTGACATAGGTCGGCTCCTTATTTATATCTTATTGTATAGGTTTGTGTTACTATTCGTGCGCCATCCTCTGACCCATCAAATAAATCGAAATTGTCAAACTCAGCTTGAAGTGTAGTTGAGTATAAATAAACCGTGTTGCCCGCCTCACCAAAGGCCACCATCTGAATATTCATTGCTGCGTATAATTGGGCCGCAATTGTCACCGCTTCGCCTAGAGTATCGGCATTGCAGCTAAAGTCTACAGTTACCTCATTCTCACCGTCTAGCCCATCTTGATCATACTCAGGAGTACGGCCACTAAAAGAGAAGTCTACAGCGGGCAAAGCTGCGCCAGTTGGTACGCGCTGCGGATATATCTTAGCGCCTATCAAAGCAGTTAAGCCGGCATAGTTTTGAAGGTAATAATATAATTGCTCTCTCATTATTTAGCCTTTCCTGGATCGCCTTTTGATGCGTGGAAAGCGTCCATCTTTTGTTGAGTAGTTGAGAGTAGCTTATACATTGCAGGAGCTTCGGCAAGGGTTAAGGCATCATCCAGAAAGTGGGTCTTTTGATTCTGTGCATAACCATATAATGCAATCGGTCTAGGTGGATCTTGGTTATTATAACCGGCATCGCCTAATACACCGATACGAGCAACAACACCCTTGCCACCTTGCTTCTTTGTATAAACTTTAGACTTAATACTTTTCTTTAACATGCCTGTATCTTTCGGGGCAAGCTCTCTAGCTGCCTTTCTAATAACTGCCGCACCTTGACGCATACCAGGTCTAAGTATCTTGCTTTGCATAGTTCTAGATAATTCTTTTAATTCCTTACCTAGTTGCTTTGCACCATTTACCTTAAAAAAATTATCATCAGCCATTGGTCGCGTCCTCCTGTCTCTTACAAAATACGTGTATCTCTTCCATGCGGTCATCTACTTCTGACCAATGAACAATATTGTAATATCTTGAGCGGTGTAATATTCTCATGCTTGAGCGGATACCGGCATCATATCTGATTTTAAAAGTGGTGTCAAATATCCCATTGACTTGATCGGCAATAAGTATATCTCTGCCGCTCTTGTTGACTACTTCGGCATATGTAGCGGCATAAGTAGACCAACTAGCAACAGACTCACCTATGCTGTTTATAGTCTCGCCTCGCTGCTCTATTGTGACTTCCTGGAATAGCTTGCCCGCTTCCATAATTTAAAACCTATAATCTGCTGATGGTGAAAGTATCGCTATCATTGCTTCGTTTGGCTGTCTTGATGCCGTGGTGTTTGCTTCTCTATGTTCAAATAGTTCCGCAACTCTCATCTTAATAACTGTCTTTAAATTCTCTGGTACTGCTGATGCTGCGCCAAATCCCGCATCAAATGTAACCTTGACCGCGTTGGGCTGCACCAATACCTCTGGGTATGTCTCTAATGGATCTCTAAACACTTTATTTTGTATGCTCTTATTATCTAACTTGTACAAAGTGCTCGTTAAAGTCTGTGTTGCGTCTGCTGAATCTTGATAAGTGATTGATGTAATAGATTGAATTGTACCGGTCGGTATTAATATCTCATCACATAAGTCATTTGTGTAATATTCGTAAGTCGTGGTAACCATGGTTTTATTTGTCCATGATTCCACGTCCTTGCGAGCTGCTACAATAAGGGCAGTAACGACGGCATTTTGTAGGCTTCCAGTATATCGCATAAATAATGATGCTTCTGCAAGTGTTACTGGTTCTTCGGCCGGTTCTACTGTCGTTACTAAACCCATTATTATAACCTCTTAATTATACCGTTACTGTTTCGTCAACTTTCACACCGGCTGCAAGAGGAGCATGTGCAACACAAGCCCCTAATAACATTCCACCAGTAACATTAGTAGCGCCAACAGTTGTAATACTTAACCGAACATGCGTGAAGTCATTATCAACATCAAGATCGCCGGGTTTGAATTGAATCAAGGCTGATTCTCCATCTCCGTCAATTTCTGTAATTGCTGAACCACTCAATGTCTTTACAGAAGTTCCAGAAGAGTCTGTAGCTTGCTGTATAAGTGCATTTGTGGACGTTCCCGCAGTACCAACGGAAATGAGAGCGAGCCATGCATTAGCGTCACCGGCATAAAAATAGCTAGTGGTGTAAGTGGCTGCACCGGCAACCGGCTCAATGATTCCTTGTACTGACACTAAGTCAGTTGCGTTTGATGATACATTCATGATATATCTCCTTTAATTATTAGGCTGAACCAAGTTGAACAAATGGTGACAAAGTCGCACCGTTACGAGGAGTATAAACATCATTACACCAAGGAATGCCGTTAATACGGTGAGTCCAACGGAATGCTGTTGAATCGTAATCGAATCGAACGTGAATAGAGCTAGCGAATTGAGAGCCGCCAACTTTTTCAAGGCATCTATATCCAGAAGGAGTAACCAATCTAACATCACCGGCAGTACCAAGAACTGAACAATCTTCAGACTGATATACTGGAAGGCCATTCATTAAGCCAATCATACCGTTACGGAAATAAGGCTCCCAAGTGATAGGAGTATCGCCAACAGTCATAAGTGGCAACTTCGCCATAACATCACGATTGATTAACCAGAATGAACCGGAATCAACAACAGCGCGGGCATACATTGCAGCGATGTCTTCAGATTTAACATTAGATGCAGTGTTACGAGTAACGCTGATTTTATTGCTGTTATTAGCATTAAACATACCAAGTGCTTCACCAACGCCAGTACCATTAAGTAATTCACCGGCAAACTTTGCGCGGATAACTTTAGGAGCTTGAGTTGCTAGGTGTCCAGTTAACCAAGGAATATCATTAAGATCTTCTTCGGTAACATCAGAATAAGCATATAACTTAGCAAGTGGAAGAGTAGTAGTCTCAAACACTTCTTTAGTTGAACTCATTTGAGTATTTTCAGCAATACGTGAAGCAGTTAGACCAACAGATCCACCAGTAGTATTTGCAGCACTTCTTTTGAAAGTCTTGCTATTACTAGAAGTCTGCTCAGTATTCATCTTGCCAACCCAATCATCAGAAATACCTGACTCATTGATCAATAGACCTTCTGCAAATTCACTAGGAATCATTAGACCGTCAGCGATTGAAGTATGAGCGCCGGCAGTTTGCATAATGTCTGCAATACCAGAAAGACGCTTATCTTGGGAAAAGTCGCTGCCATTCTTAAAGATTGACTGCAAGAACTCACCGCCATTACTAAAGCCAAACTTAGGATCATTAACAAATCCCTCTTGTACAATCGCGCCTTTTGCCGGCCCTGCCTGTACTGCTTTAGGTGCAGAGAAAGAACTCAAAGAAGCTTGAACCGCTGCGAATCTTTCTTGTTCTTGTTTAATTGAATCGAGGCTAAGTTTAGCCGCTTCAACTTGTGAAAGCTTAGAAGAAAAATCTTCTGTGCCTTGCTCGATGTTCTCAAGCTCTACCATGAGGGCCTTGATTTCATCTTGTTTTAATTGGATTTTATCCATGTTTTTTGTCTCCATAAAAAAAGGCCACCTATGCACACCGGTGCACTGATAGCCTCAAATTTTTGAGTTATGTTGTTTGTTCTTATTGCCGTTGGCCGCTCTTTAACGGCAACAAGCATCTTTGTTAGTATAAGTTTTATTTATGTATAATGCAAATCATATAAGTAAATTATATAGTTCTGCGTAATCTTGCAGCCTGACTTCCTTGGTCTAAGAAAGAAAATACTTCTTCCATTGACTTAATGCCGTCGCTCAATCCTAGCCTTTCCGCATCTGCCTGAAAGAAACTCTGACCGCTGCGAGCTTCTGAACCGTCTTGCATATCTGCATTAGGTCGGCCACGCTCAACAGCATTGCTGAAACCTTCTTGCAATTGATCGACCTTAGCCTGTACTGATGCCACCATGTCGGCAGTGATCGCGGTTCCTGTCATGCCTGCACCTTTCAACGGGCCAGTTGCAATCTTAATAACTTTAATTCCTGCCATCTTCGCGGCTTCGGATTGATCGGCCATAACTGTAACGGTTCCAATTGATCCAGTTTCGTTGAACTTATCAGCACTAAATACCTTGCCGGCTTGAGATCCAACGTAATACGCTGCGCTTGCCATCATGCCGGTATTAAGTGACGCGGTTTGCTTAATGCTTGAAAGGTTCTTTACTTGATCGGCTAATACGTGCATCTGTCTAGCTTCACCACCTGGGGAGTTAATCTGAAATAATACAGACTCAATATTGCTATCCTGTGATACGTCCTGAACCGCTGCCATGATTTCTTGAGTTGATGCCGCACCGAAAACAACCTGCTCAAATAAACCAGGGTTGAACATCATAGGTCCGTTAATACTTATCATTGCCCGCTTGCCTTCTTTCTGAAGCACTGGAGCTGATAGTAAAGGAACCTCGTTATCTTCGGCCATAGAGCTAATCAAAGCCTTATCAAGTTTTATATCAATCGCCTTGATACATTCCATGCGCTGATTTATTCCAATCATTGCTAACTCATCAATCATTAAATAGTTATCTGTAAACATTAGCTGAATCCTACTGTTATCTTTTCATTAGATGCAAGTGCTATATCATTTGTGATTGTAACGGTTCCAGTGTCCGTTATCAAAGTCGCTCCCGCAGAACAAGTTACGGTAGTTATGGTCTTGGCCGATTGCGTTTTAGTTAGATCCACCGTTCCACCGTTTAAGTTTAAGGTGGTGATCGTTCCGCTAGCAAAGTGATTTACTGATCCGCTACTTGATACCGTCAAAGTGGTAATTGTACTGGCTGATGTTGAATCATAAAGATTCATTGTACCGCCCTTAATGACTGCCGTTACGATACTGGATTGTAAAGTAATAGACCCGCCTGACTGGGTAAGGTTTGTTAAGGTAACAGAATCGCCAACCGTAATAGATCCGCCTTCAACTATAATATCGCCAAGTGTTGAACTGTTTGAGCTGTCATCACTTACTGACATTGTACCGCCATATATAGAAAGATCTGTACTAGCATTTACCGCTCTTATTCTTAATGGCTGTCGGTTCTGGTCTTGGCCTCTTGATGCCGTATTATATACTTTGATCTGTGCCGCTGTGGTTGTGCCAAAGTCTAAGTTAAGCCGCTTAGATCCTGTATAAGTTCCAGTAGATCCGCGCTTTTGTCCGATGATAGCGGAAGCCGTGCCAATCTCTAGGAAGTCGGCTTGAGCTGATCCGATTAAACCCGTGTAACTCTGGTCAATTGTTAAGCTCGTCAATGCTACCGCTGATTGGTCAAGCGTTCCCGTTATATCTTGCGAACTGTTTGCAATGATAACGTCATCGCCACTTATTGGGACAGTGAAGCCAGACCAATTTGCAGCCGTACCCCAATCGCCTGCGTTACCGCTGTCAGTTCCAATCCACGTTTTTGTTGCCATGATCTATTCCTTGTAATTCTATTTTATTAAATTTGTATGCCATACCCAACAGCGTCGAACCGATCAACGCCTGTAACATTGTCTTTTATCACAAAGCATATTTTATCATTAGTGCCTTTGGTGAGTCTTAAACCCCACTGTAATCCAAATGTAGTTGTAAAGTCTATAACAGGTATAAACCCCTCGCTAGTAGAAATTATATTACTTGCTCTAAATGAACTTGTACCAGTGCCAAAGCTTGGCTGACCTAGACCCAACTGAACAAAATCAAAGTTGGTTTTTAATCCCTCATGTATAACCAGGTTTCCTTGTGCCTGTGTGATGTATGAAAATTCAACACCATTGCTTAACGCGTTTATATTTCCAAACTCATTTAATACCGCGCCCGCATCGGCTATTACTAAGGCTATACTTTTTATATATATGTCAACTTCTTCTCTTGCCGTGATACAAAATTCAACATTAGTGCTTGATCCATTGACACGCATATTATT